ACGCCTGCATGGAAGACCTTTTGGCCGATGGTGAGATGGGCGACGTCATCGCCAAGAACAAGCTCACCGAAGAGCAAGCCGACAAACTCCAATACTGCCTTGGCGCTCTCGACGAGATCGACCCGAAGCAGGAGATGGTCTTCAACCAAGAGGTCGAGGTGTCGTTTGACGGCGTCAAGGGCCTTGAGGGCGTCTTCGGCAACGTCGATCTGATTGGCCGCCTCGGCGACCGCGTCATCGTGCTGGACTGGAAGTTCGGCGACGGTGTCATGGTCGAGGCCGAAGAGAACCCGCAGGGGCTGTTTTACGCCGCTGCGGCCATGCGTACCAAGTCGCTGGCATGGGCGTTCTACGACGCCAAGGAAATCGAGATCGTCATCGTGCAGCCCTTCTCAACCCGGCGCTGGGTGACGACCTTTGAGCGCGTGCTGGAGTTCCGCGAGGAGCTGGTGCGCGCGGTCAAGCAGGCCGCTAAGGCCGACGCCCCACTGGCGATCGGCGACTGGTGCCGCTGGTGTACAGGCAAACCCATCTGCCCTAAGATGACCGGCGCGATTGACCGCACGGTGCATATGAAGCTGGAGGCGCTCGCGCCCGAGGAGCTGTCCAAGGCGCTGGACTTGGCTGAGAAGCTGGAGTCCTTCATCGGCGACGCCCGCAAGCTGGCGCAGGAGCGCCTTGAGAAAAATATGCCCGTGCCCGGGTACAAACTTGTACCCAAGCGCGCGACGCGGCAGTGGACGAACACGGCCGACGCGGCCCGTTGGATGGGTGAGAAAGGATTGGAACTCGATCAGATATTCACCAAAGAGATCATCAGCCCTGCTCAAGCAGAGAAGGTGCTGAAAAAGAGCAAGCTGGCGCTGCCCGACAACCTCGTCGTGGCAGTGTCGAGCGGCAGCACGTTGGCGCCGGAGAGCGATCCCCGGCCCGCCGTGCTTAACGTCGGGACGCAACTCGTTGCGGCCCTTTCTAAACTCCAGTAAGGAAGACTCAAATGTCAAATATCGTAACCTTCAAGCAAGCAAACCTGCCTGCAGTAGCAAGCCTCTCCACGGCGCTGCGTGCTCTTGAGAAGGATGTCGGCTCTGCCGGCGTCGTCCTGCTCAAGATGGACAAGACCGGCCACTGGGTCTATGGCGCCGATCAGACCGAAGTCGAGGATGACTCGACGTGGGCTGTCAACCCCTTCTCGTTCGTTCACGGCTTCATTGCTTGGGGCGACGGCGAGGTGTTGGGTGAGAAGATGGTGTCTGTGTCGCAGCCGCTGCCCGAACTTGACGCCGCCCCGCCCAACGCCAAGCGCGGGTGGGAGACGCAAGTGGGCATGTCGTTGAAGTGCCTCAACGGCGAAGACAAGGATATGGAAGCACGCTACACGACCACCTCGGTGGGCGGCAAGCGCAGCGTCCAGACCCTTGCGCTGGCGATTGCAGCACAGGTCGAGAAAGACCAGTCCAAGCCCGTGCCAGTGGTGCGCCTGAAGAAGGATCACTACACGCACAAGTCCTACGGGAAAATCTTCACGCCGGTCTTTGAGATCGTCGAGTGGATCAGCATGGACGGCGGTGCCGAAGATGCGGCCGAAGCCGCGCCTGAGGCCCCAGCAGCGGAAGAGGCGCCTCGTCGCCGTCGCCGCGCCGTCTAAGGTCAAAGGCCGGGGCCTTGTGAAAGGTTCCGGCCTTTTTCTTTCAGGAGAAACACATGCACCCCTACCAAGAACTCTGCCATCTGCTGCGCGAGTACCAGCTGGCCTGTGATGCGATGGACGACGATGGCGCGCTCAAGATCGCCATGCAAGTGCGCGAGGCCGCGCAGCAGCTCGTCGTCCAAGCCGCCAAGAACGTCAGCCCGCCGGCAGACCCGCGCCAGCTGGAGCTTGACCTATGACCAGAGACGACGCAAGCAGGCCAGCGTTTCCAACGCCAGCGCACAATTTGCAAAATGACGGCATGACCCTGCGCGACTACTTCGCGGCCAAGGCGATGCAAGGGTTAGTTGAAAACGCAAACTGGCGAGGTATGCCAGAAGATGCGTTAGCAAAAGCAGCGTATAACATGGCCGACGCCATGTTGAAGGCGAGAAAGCAATGAGCATTCTGTGGATCGATTTCGAGACGCGCAGCCGGTGTGACTTGCCGGCACGCGGCGTCTACAACTACGCGCAAGACCCCAGCACCGAAGTGCTGTGCATGTCCTATGCCTTCAACGACGAAGACGTCGTTACATGGCGCGCGGGCGAGCCTTTTCCGCACCGCGTCTACGACGCTGTGCAGTACGGCATCACCATTCGCGCCCACAACGCTGCCTTTGAGCGCCTGATCTGGACGTATGTCCTTGCGCCTGACTACAACCTTCCGACGCCCCGGCTGGAGCAGTTCTACTGCACCGCTGCGCAGGCTAGAGCCAACTGCGGCCCGGGCAGTCTGGAGGACGTGGGGCGCTTTGCCAGCGCCGACATGAAGAAGGACTACCGTGGCGCGCAGCTGATTCGTCTGCTGTCCGTGCCGCAGGCCGACGGCACCTTCCGCAAAGACCCTGAGCTGCTGGCTGAGATGGTCGCCTACTGCGAGCAGGACGTGCGCGCCATGCGGGCCATCTCCAAGGCCATGCGCGACCTGAGCGCCGAAGAGCTGGCCGACTACCACACCAACGAGCGCATCAACGACAGGGGCGTGCTGGTCGACGTCGACCTGTGCAAGGCCGCCGTCAAGTACGCCAGCGACGAGCTGGTCGAGATTGAAGAGATCGTGGCCGAGGTCACCGAGGGCGAGATTCAGTCGGTGCGCAGCCCCAAGATGCGCGAGTGGGTGCTGGAGCGGGTCGGCGAGCAGGCGCGCAAGATGATGACCGTCTACAAGGACGGCGAGCAGAAGTTCAGCATTGACAAAACCGTGCGCGCCAACCTGTTGGCGTTCGCCGAGGAGAACCCCGATGAAGTACCGCCCGACGTTGCGGAAGTTATCCAGTGCGCCGACGACCTCTGGGCGTCAAGCGTTGCGAAGTTCAGCCGCCTCGCAGCTCTTGCAGACGACGAAGACCGTCGGGTGCGAGGAGCCTTTGTATTTGCGGGTGGATCTGCTACGGGACGGGCGTCGTCCTACGGCGCTCAAGTTCACAACTTTACCCGGAAGGTCGCGGCTGCCCCAGAAGACGTTCGTCATGCAATGGTCAGAGGTCATGCGATTGTCCCAAAGTACGGAAAGCGCGTAACCGACGTTTTGAAGGGAATGCTTCGTCCTGCGCTTGTGCCGGCGCCGGGGCATGTGCTCATCGTAGCAGACTGGTCTGCGATCGAGGCGCGCATGAACCCGTGGCTGTCGGCCGATGCGACGTCCGAGGCCAAGCTGGAGCTGTTCCGCACCGGCGCTGACGTCTACAAGGTCAACGCCAGCAAGACCTTCCACGTCAGCGTGGGCGAAATCGATAAGGAGCAGCGCCAGATCGGCAAGGTGCAGGAGCTGGCCTGCGGCTACGGCGGCGGCGTCGGCGCCTTCGCTGCGATGGGCCGCATCTACGGCGTGCACCTGCCCGAGTCGGACGCCCGCCGGATGGTCGACGCATGGCGCCGGGCCAACCCTTGGGCTGTCGCCTACTGGACAGCTCTAGAGTCGGCCTACACCCGGGCCATGCGCCACAAGAACCATGAGTTTCACGCCGGCCGCGTGACGTACATGTTCGACGGCCAGCACCTGTGGTACGCCCTGCCATCGGGCCGCATCCTGTGCTACCCCTATGCCCGGCTGGAGAGTGACGGGGTATCCTACGCCAAGGCGTCATGGAAGCCCGCAGCCGATGCCAAGGAGTGGCCCCGGGCGCGGCTGTGGAAGGGTCTGGCTTGCGAAAATATCACGCAGGCTGCGGCCAACGACGTCCTGCGCGCGTCCCTGCGCCAGCTCGACGGCGTGGTGCTGCATGTGCACGACGAGATCGTGCTGGAGGTGCCGCAGGACACCGCAGACGCTGCCAAGGCGCGGCTGCATGAGGTGATGTGCACCCCGCCGGTATGGGCAAACGGTCTGCCCTTGGAGGCCGAAGTCAATGTGATGACGAGGTATGGAAAATGAAAGTGTTGGCTTTTGGTGGAGGCACAGACAGCACTGCCATTTTGTGCGGTTGGGTTGAGCGTGGGCTGGAGCCGTTTGATCTTATCTTGTTTGCTGACACTGGCGGCGAGCGCCCCCACACCTACGAACACATCGAGCGGATGCAAGATTGGTTGCCCCGGCATGGTATGCCGCAAATCACTATTGTTCGCAAAGTACGCCGAGATGGGCGTCTTCACACGCTGGAGGAAAACTGCCTAGAGGCGCAGATGTTGCCGTCGCTCGCGTATGGCTTCAAAAGCTGCTCGCAGAAGTTCAAAATTGCGCCGCAGGACAAGTACGTCAACAACCTGCCGCAGTCCAAGGCGCTTTGGAAGGCCGGCGACAAGGTGGACAAGTACATCGGATACGAGTTCGCCGAGACGCGCCGCTGGATGAAAGCGCCCGTCGAGGACGACAAGTACCGCTACCATTACCCGCTGGTCGAGTGGGAATGGTCACGGCCCGAATGTTTGGCCGCAATCGACCGAGCTGGGCTACCGCGCCCCGGCAAATCGTCGTGCTTTTTTTGCCCTGCATCTACTAAACCAGAGATCGCTGTACTCAA